ATAGATGTTAAAGCTACAAAAGGTGACCTGACCATACGAGTGCAGGTCAAGCGCAGAAAGAAGATTGCAGGATTCTTAGATTTTAAGAATGCGGACGTAGTGATGGTCCGCCAAGATAGAAAGCCTTGGCTCTGGATAGTCAAGCATGAGTGGATGAAGAATTTATTTAATAGCGGAGCCGTAGAAACCCATAACCATGAAAATGGCGTGTCTAATGATCGTGATAGTCATGGCTCCGCTAAACTATGAGGAGAGAGTAAATGACAACAACAAGAACATGTAAAGGTTGTAACGTAAGTATGGAGCTAACTGATTTTGCAAAAACTGGTAAATTAGATAAAGCTGGCAATCCATATAGAAGATATTATTGTATTAAGTATGGATGTTATTGGAGTCACAAAAAAAATACTCCGAATGGCAGAATATCAAAAGCAACTAAATTAAGAGAATACAAAACAAATTTAAGTTGCGCAGAGTGTGGTTATTCTAAAAAAAGTAGAGGTAAAAAGTTTTCTACTTGGGCATTACAATTTCATCATCATGATCACACCAAGGAAGCGAATGTAGGTAATATGTTGCGTGATGGATTTGGTTTGAAAAAGATTTTTGAAGAAATAAAAAAATGTATTGTCATGTGTGCTAACTGCCATCTTGAATTACATGGACATCAGAACTTCTAATGCCATATCCAATGAAACAACAAAACATTAAAGCAGCTATGGTCGCATTAGTTAGTGAATGTATCAATAATGCGCTCAAAAAGGTACTTGTAAGCGAGGAACAGAGATTAGACGTATGTATGGATGCCTGTGATGAAATACTAAGAAGAATAGATAAAAAAGGAGAGAAAGATGAAGAAGTTTAATTGGGCAGAGGATGAATTTAGTTGGGCAGAGTTTCAAGAAGCAAAAATTGAATATAGCATTAAAAAATATGGTAGTATAGAAAAAGCAATTCTTGCAATGGATGCTGAAATTTCTGCATTAAAAGTTGAAGTAGGTGCTTTAAGAGCAATGGTTAATTGGGATGAAGTAAAGGAAGAAGAGTAAAAATGAAGTATAGTGAATTTAATGAGTTTAGAGATGTTTTTTTTGAATATGCATCAAAAATAAGTGACCAAAAGTCAATTGAGTATACAATCAGTAATGAGGATAAATTCTACAATTTCAAGCACGTTGCGGAGCGACTTGGAAACACAGCAAAGCAATCAATGATGGTATATATATTGAAACATGTCGATGCACTATGCAACGATGCAAAAACAGGCAAGACCTACAGCGATGAGACCACATACCAACGATGTCTTGATGTGGTGAACTATATGGTGCTTTATGCCGCACTCGACCACGAGGAACAACCACATGCAAATAACACTGAACAACTTAGAAGCACAGATAGCGGTGCAGACAGGAACTGCGAGAATGCTCCAGAACCAGACCAATGGAGTGATCTCACAAGGACCACGAAGACTTGAACCTGACATAAATGGAGCAGGTGGTGAGATCGCAGTTTGTAAATACTTTAACCGATATCCCGACCTCAGTATTGGTCCGCACTTCAGCGGATACGACCTCAAGGTCAAAGGAAACAAGGTGGATGTCAAGACCACTTCCTACAATCCTGGATACCTACAAGCAAAGACCAAGAAGAAAGTTGAGGACTGTGACGTGTTCATTCTTGTTCACGTTTCATTCCCAACATTTACCATCCTTGGTGGTGCGCGTTCAAGTGACTTACTACAAGATGTCAATATACAAGACATGGGATATGGTCCGAAGTATATCTTGGAGCAAAGTCAACTCAGTTCAATGGTGGACATTTTTGCATAGCCTAAATAAAGGCGCATTAGGTGAGTTGGCAGTAAAGAAAGATCTGCTGGAGCAAGGATATAATGTCTACGAACCAGTAGTGGATGTTGATCAGGTAGACCTAGTGGTCGAACTCAGCAACGGTGCGATGAAACGTGTGCAGGTCAAAACAGTAACGAAGCTGAATCGCGGTACTGCTATCGAGGTCAATCTACATAAGTATAAGAACACGAATCGCATTGATGTGGTTGCAGTGTACTTTTTACCAAAAGATATTATTGCATACTATCCATATGATAACTCACATGGATTAAGCCTTGCGATAACAACTGGCAAGAACAATCAAACAAAAGGCAGGAAGTGGTTCTATTCATATGAACGGTTTCCAGAGTTTAGTTAATGAAACATTACGCAGGCAGTATAGCATTTGATAACGAGGTTGGCGAGTGGGAAGATCATATCATTAAAGCAGATGATCTGGACGAGCTTGCGCGGGAGATGAGGTTGTTTATGAAGCGTAGAAAGAATTCTGAGGTATTTTTTGCGTGTCTAGTCAATGAGGGTGGAAAGGAGCTAGACCTAACCAGTAAGATAAAGGAGTTGATATATGGCTAGTTATGTCGTGTTTGGCGGAAGAAGACAGCATGTATTCAAAAAGAGAGAACAGAAGAGAAATTTAGATGCGGAACTTGCGGACAAGACCATATTCTATTGTACCAGTTGTAAGCGGTGCTATGAACCATCGCGAGTTAACTGGCAGGATTATACGCACTATTATGAAGATTTTGTGAGTTACGGCAAACCAAGAAAAATATGCAAGAAGTGCAAACCCGACAAAAGTGCGAATGTATGAAAAGGATGACATTGGCTTGGTGGACGCTACCATGTCGGGTTTGAAAATGCTTGACCTATTCAGTGGTATCGGTGGATTCCACGAAGGTTTTAAGCGCGCAGGTTACCAGTTTGACTGGGTAGGTTTTAGTGAGATAGATAAGTATGCCAGCGCGGTGTATGGATATAATTATAAAGAAAGTGAGGAGCTAGGTGACATTAAACTTATTCGACCAAGAAGAGATCTGCCAGATAACATTGACATCCTTTGTGGAGGATTTCCTTGCCAAGCATTCAGCATGGCTGGAAAGCGACTCGGATTTGATGACACTAGAGGTACTCTCTTTTTTGAAATTGCACGGCTTCTCACTCATTATGTCGAAAACAAAAGACCAGTCCGATGTCTGGTACTCGAAAATGTTAAAGGCTTACTTAGTCACGATGATGGACGCACATTTGCTGTCATCTACAGAATTCTTAGTGACCTTGGGTATACCATTGAGTTCCAACTACTTAATACTCGCTGGTGGAAACCCCAAAATAGAGAGCGGATATACATTGTCGGATATGTTGGAAACAGAGGTGGACCACAAGTATTTCCTATCGGAGAAAGTATTAAACACGCTGCTACGACACAAGGAGTATCACAAAGAAAAGAAAAACGGCTTCGGAGCCACGATACACAAACTGCGAGGTCAATAAGCGCACGATATTATAAGGATGGAGCAGAAAATTTATTGCAAATTCCAGAAGCCACAAAGAAAGGCTACGCAGAAGCAGAGGTTGGTGATTCCATCAATCTTTCTGTGCCTAACAGCGAGACCAGACGCGGTAGAGTAGGTAAGGGTGAAGCACAGACGTTGGATACAGGTATGCAGCAGTATACGATACAGAGCGGAGTACGCAGACTCACGCCTCGTGAATGCAATCGTTTACAAGGTTTTAGCGATGAACACAATAAGTATGGCGTGATGGATGGTAAGGTGGTCGAGATGAGTGACACGCAAAGATATAAGCAGGCAGGCAACGCAGTGACCGTGGATGTGGTTCAAGCCGTTGCTACAATCATAAAGGAGAGAAAGATATTATTATGATATACTTTATGCAGTCGTTAGATAAGATAAAGATCGGCTATACGGCAAACAATGTTACAGAACGCAAAAGGCAGTTAGAAACAGGCAATCCGCACGGCATTGTTGTCATAGGTACGGTGCAAGGTAGTAAAATACATGAAACAGACCTGCACAACAGTTTGAAAGAGTATAAGATACAAGGTGAGTGGTTTAAAGACTGCGCAGAGATAAGAAGCTACATTGCAGATATTTTAGATAAGAAAAGGATAGTGAAATATAAGCAGTGTTTATATGGTGGCGGTGAAATAACGGTTACTAGCACAGAACCAACATGGATGAATCAATTTAATACATTTGAGCAAGTGAATTCTAAAAAAGTTCAGCAGGTTATACAAAGAATACGAGAAACAGAGATTGATATTAATCGCTTGTTAGGTCAAAAAAAAATGTTGGATAGAGAATATATTAAGTTAATAAAAAGGAGTTAGTATGACATTTTGGTTAGAGTCATTACAAGAGAATGCATTTGATGTGTTTCAAGTTGCGTGGATAGGTGTAGCGATATTTGCTACGCATTATTTGATGCGGTGGCACTTGAAACAGTTAAAGGAAGAGATAATCGAAGAGATAAGGAGTAAAAAATGATCATGTTTGATATAGCAGAGTGGGTAGCCAATATATTGGTGCTGGGTCTAGGACTATTGTTCTGGGCGTTGGCATTTGCAGTTTCATTTTTAATTATTACCGAACTAAAGGAGAGATACATCGATGAGTAAAACAAAGTTACACGGTCAAAACTATGTGCTTGGTGACGGCAAGCGCGCAGCAAGCGTGACCACCATTATTAACAACCAGTTAGGGTGGAACAAGAACACACTTATTGCATGGGCAAAGCGGATAACGGCTCAAGGCGAGGATGCAGATGCGGTGATGCGTGACGCAGGCGACATAGGTACATTGACACATTTAATGATACAAGGATACCTGGAAGGATTCACTGTGGATACGCGGGATTTCACACCAAACCAAGAACAGCAGGCACTAAAAGCATTCGTAGGTTTTCGTAATTGGTTTGATAAGGCGAACTTCAAGGTACTTGCCAGTGAGTTTGCACTGGTCAATGAAGAGTTGCGCGTTGGCGGTACGGTGGATTGTCTAGGTAAGATAGATGACGAGCTTGTGATAGTGGATTGGAAGACATCCAAAGGTGGACCGTACCCAGAAATGATGATTCAGTTAGGTGCATATACATTGATGTACGAAGCTGCGCAACCCAAGGCGGATGTGAAGTACGGTGTGATCATGCGGTTTGGTAAGGAAGATGGAAAATTCCATAAACATGTGATCAGTCGCGATAAGTTGGATGCAGGTGCGCAGGCGTTCAGACATTTATGTGCATTGTACAACTTACGTAGGAAGTTTTGAGGAGTGCGGTAGATGTCTTTTCACACATAACTCAAAACGGCAAACGCGCACGGTGTCCAGAATGCGATGATGGCACGGTGCGCAAGCAAGGCACGGTGCAGATCAATGGTGAGTATGCCTATTGCCATAAGTGTCAGGACAGTTGGGATTTCAGTGAAAAGACAGTTAAAACCCCGAAGGTAGAATATAAACTCACCAACACCAAGGTCAAAGTAGAGTCAAAAGAGGTCAAAAAAAGTGGCTATGCAAGTGCGCGGGATACGTTCGTTGCGCATTGGCAGAAGGCAGTGGATGAGTTGGAGTTGCCTTGGAATGAGAAGTGCTTAGACCTGCCCATTGGTGTGAGGCGTGACGATAAGAAGAATGCGCAGTTGGTGTTCCAGATCAATGAGAATCACGTAAAATTTCATAAAGGACCGCAGTTCGGTGACGCGGAATGCAAGGCGTTTGAGACTCCGCATCTATCTCTCTCCACACTTGTGATCTGCGAAGGCGAAAAAGACGCTGTCACCGCATACTGCAATGGCGCATCCGCTCTGACCTATACGTCAGGTGCGGGTGCGCTGCCTGCTAAACTAACCTTGCCGTCTAGATATAATAAGGTATACATAGTGTACGATAATGACGAAAAAGGCGAGGAAGGTGCTAAAAAACTCGCTAGAAAGCTATTCGAGCATAAGGTTGAGTTGTATGTTATGCAGTGGGATGAGAAGCCTTTAAGGTATGACCTTACCGATTGGTTCAGCGATGGCCATACACTAGATGAGTTGTTGGTGTGTTGCGTGCGGTATGGTGACAAACCAGAGGACATTGGCGGAATGCGTAGCTTTAGTCCTTCGCAGTTTGCGAAGACCTTTGTCAAAATGCCCGAACCTATCATTGAGGACCTGTTCTTTGAGAAGGATATTATGGGTCTTGCAGGTGGTACGAACGTGGGTAAGTCGGTGATGAGCTTGCAGTTGTCCACGTGTTTGGCTCTAGGAGTGCCGTTCTTAGGCTTTAGAATACCGAAGCCTAGGAAGGTTATGCATGTGCAGTTTGAGTTGAAGGATGAGAGTTTCAAGCAGTTGATCGAGCGGACCGCAATGCATTTTGTTAAGAAGTATCCTGTGGAAGCGGAGCGGTTCGATAAGAATCTGAGCATCCTGAGCAGTGGGCAGAACAATGTCTTCACCGATAAATGGGAAGAAATGGACGCGAATCTAACCTTTGACCCTTGCGATGTGTTGGTGGTGGATAACTTGTATACTAGTACCAATAAGAATGTGAGCAAGAACGATGATGTTATGGACCTGTTGCGTACGATGGTGAATATGAAGAATAAGCATAAGGTGGCTATTCTAATGGTATCGCACCATAAGAAGCTAGGTGAGGCGAGTCCATTGGATGTGAGTATGATGTTGGGCGGGAGTGCGTACACGAATCATCTGGATGGTATCGTACAGCTTGCGAGTAGTAACCGTATGCCTGGATTAAAGGTGATGAAGATCACGAAGGTGCGGAGCCAGAACGATCTTCACGGTGTGCCAGTTGGAGTTAAGTTGCATAATATCAGTGATGGTGATCTGTATTTTGAATACTTGAAGCCGTTACCAAAGAATGAAATGTTCTGGTATACGGACCCGAAGGAGTCAGTGGAAGAAAAAGTATTGCAGGCAATTGCGACAGAAGGGCAGAACTTTAGCAGAGAAATGTTCAAGGCTGCGCTGGAATCTGTGGTTGGGTTTGGCAGTAACAACGCGGTGGCGGGGTGGTTGGATCGTATGAGTAATCAAGGTCTAATTGCCAAGATTGGACATGGACAATATCGCAAATTGGAAACTGAATTAGACAGTTTTAACGATTAGGCGCGTGCAATGAGGAATGAGAATATTGAGAATATTGAGAATATGGCGTATTTCAAATTCTCATTGGGTGCGCAAAATGAGAATATGAGAAACTGTAGTTATAGAGAAGAGAGAGAGAGATATTCTCAATATTCTCAATATTCTCATTGTCAGCACCTCTAGTGATTTCTGCTTCAAAATGCCCACTTTCAAAGAAGGATGATAAGTCCTGCGAATTTGTGCAAATTGCTAGTGATGGTGAGCGATGTGCGCTGGTTTTGGAGTGGTACGATGACCTGCGAGTTTGCAATTTGGACAGGTGTTGGTTGCGGTTGCGCACGCGTGACAAATTGGCGTGGCGCAACCGCATGCTAAAAACCCTGCGTAAATAATATAACTGGCAACCAAACCCTGCGTAATAGATATAAAAACCCTGCCAGTATAATATAATAATAGCATAATTATGCATATTTTGGATCAAAATTTGACCAAAAACGACCAAAAAACTCATTTGAAAAATTTCGCTTAAATTGGATTATGTCTATTAACAAAATGAGACAGTGAAATATGTATCAAAACTATACACAAAAAAACCGCGTAAATTGGACCAAAAAACCCGCATAAATGATGATGATATTTGACCAGGTTAAAACATATGCGCAGGTTAAACATATGCGCAGGTTAAACATATTAAAAAACCCGCATAAATGCGGGTTAATATGAGCGCAGCAAGGCACAAAAAAACCCGCTCAGAGGCGGGTTAATTTGTGTGTTTATTGGTTTATTCTAAATCAAGTAGTAACCAAAAAACAAGGCCTAATATGATATAAACTAAATACCAAAACATAGGCGCATTATCCATAAAACCGCGCATATTTTTACATATGCGGTTAAGATTCTAGTTATCATTATCATTATCCCATTGCAGTTTGATTTTGTAGTTATTCGCGACTTTATTAAGCAACGCTTTTATATAGTATCTTTCATCATAGTTCATCTGATCGATAAAACCTTCAACAAAAAAATAGTCTATAGCGTCCATTAATGTTTTTTTATCTACTTTATTTATCATTGTTTAACCTCTCTTTTTTAGTGTTTAATTAATCCAATACGGTTAGTTGTAATCATTTTCATGTCGTTTACTGAGCAATCAATAAACCGCGCTTTTTTTAGATCTTCTTTAGTATCAAATATTACCGCGCGCTTATCAGTTGCCTTTATTTTATGGTCCATTTTGCCACCAGTTGAAAAGCAAAAAATAAAGTTCACTGGCAATTTTACCGCCTGGAGTAATGGAACGCTTTTTGTATATCCATAAAATATGGTCTTTGGGTTATTGCGCGCAATTTCTAACCAAGATTTTAAATAATTCATACTGTAAAAATCTCCGCTTGAATGAATGCGAACATATTCAATGCGTTTTTTTATGAGTTCCGTTTGTATCTGTTCAATAAATGCGGGCGCATTTAGTGTGAGTTCATAATTAAAATTATACTTTGCTTGTACGTTTGGATATTTAAAGGTCCCTTTATCCGCATAACAAATCTCTTTGCAAGTATCCGCCCAAGGGCAAGAACTCACAGCGGGTAAGTTGAATTCATACAAGCGCACATTATTTAATTTAGCGGTCTTTTTTATTTTACTGTTAGTATTGGTTAATAGATTCATTTTACACCTCTCTTTTTTAGTTGCGTTTCAAAATCTTTAGTTAATAAAGAATATGTATAATTTCTAGTATTATATGAGTAACCAATGATTTTTATATCGCATTCTTTACAAAATTTTAAACCGTGGTCAATTGCACCGTTTAATTCATAATTATACGGGATAGTTACACTTGTTTTGCGGTCTGAATTTCTACCGTTATAAAACGTGTCTGTTAATTTAATGCGCGTGCCTTGAGTGTTTGTTGCGCTTAGTGTCTTAACTTGTATTGTACGTAGTTGATGCATTATTTAACCTCTCTCTTTTTTTGTTACTGATACGTCATTCCAAAAATTAAACGCAAAACAAACATTTATTATAGTACACATTATAAAAGCTATTGGAATGTGCCACATCATAAACGCCATGCTTTGAACGATTATAAACGGCTGAATAATATTTTTTATTTTTTGCATAATGACTCTCTCTTTTTTTGTTTAGTTACTTCGTGCGCTCTCTCAATGCGCTCATTAATTTAGTTATATATATAATATGTGTCAACACCTCATTAAATAAAATTAATCTATCAAAGCAAAACAAAAAGAAAGTAGGACGCAACGCGCCACATTGGCACAAAGACCGCAGATCATACACCGCATAAAACCCGCGTAAA